TACGTTAAACAATTCCTCGAGGGCGAGCGAGAGATTGATTCCGTTACCCAGTTCCCGACACTCATGGTCGATTATCTCGGGAGTTCAGAGGAGGATGATACCTATGGGGTTCAGAGAATTACGATGCGAGCCGCAATCATCCTCGTCATCAATGTCTCGGCAAAGGAGAAACAGATCACGGGAGACACAGCGGCGAAGGGAGCGCTTGATTATCTGAATGACATTAAGAAAGCGATTGATGGAGATAGGACTCTTGGGGGGACGGCCATCCATACGGTAATGCGCGAGGATAATTTCACGACCGTCAATTTCCCCGTCCGAGCGCTGACTTTGAATCTCGAAATCTTATTTGAACAAACTGAATCAGTAAGAACCTAAATCGGAGGAGGAGGCTGAGCGAAATGGCAATCTTGACAAGAAACAAAACATTACTTGCGAAGGAGGAATCGGTCTACGGGAGCGATCCGACTCCGACGGTCGCGGCTAATGCGATCGAGTGCAAGAACGTAAAGGTGAATTATCCTGCGGATACGCAGGAACGGGATACGGTTCGAGGAGACCTGTCCCCTGTTTCACCCGTGACGGGAAAATATTATGCAGAGATCTCCTTTGATGTCGAACTGAAAGGTTCTGGGACAAAGGGGACGGCTGGGAAACTTGGGGATTTACTGGAGGCTTGCGCCTTTGCGGAGACAGTCTCCGCTGGTTCGAGTGTCGTCTATAAACCGACCTCGGACAGCATCAAGTCCATCACGATCTATGACTACGAACACGTCAGCGCTGGGAGTTCCCGCCTGCATAAGATCACGGGAGCGCGCGGGACTGTCTCGCTCAAACTGACGGCTGGGCAGGTCGCGATGTTGTCCTTCGCGTTCAAGGGAAAATACAACGCTCCGGCGGACGTTGCGAGGCCGGACGCTCCGACGATTGAGACAACGGTTCCGCCCGTCGTCAAGAGCGCCTCCTTCTCGCTTAACTCCGTGACGTCGCTCGTCGTTCAGGAGTTGTCGCTTGATATGCAGAATGAGGTCGTTCAGGAAGACGACATGAATGACGCCTCAAGCCTCAAGGGATTCTTAATCACGAGCCGCAAACCATCCGGATCATTCAATCCGGAGGCTGTTCAGGTCTCGACATACGATTTCTGGACTGATTGGATCGCGGCAACGGCTCGCGCTCTATCCGTCGTCGTCGGGAGCGCGGACGGGAATAAGGTCACGATAACGGCTCCAAAGGTCACGCTCGGGGCAATCAATGAGGGCGAGCGAAACGGAATCAGGACTGAGGAGATTCCGTTCCGACTTTCCCGCAATGCTGGGAATGATGAGATTGAATTAAAGTTTGAATAACCGGAGAGGAAAAAGAAAGGGAGAGGGTACTTATGCTGACAGGGATTGACAAGAATGAGGTCTTCGCATTCATTCCGTCTCGCGAGCAGGGAGCGGAGAATCCGACGACATTCCTTATCGGAGTTCTGACGAATCGCGACAAGGTTCGCCTTATGACTGGGTCTGCCGATGAGAACGGGCAGATTGACGTCGAAAGACTCTCAGAGAGGGCAGTCGACATCGTTCGGGCGTCTTTGCGGGGCGTCAAGAACTTTAACGGGCAAGCGGAGATTAAGGAGATCACGGAAGACCTCGTCGAGAGCATTCCGTTTGACGTCCTTATGGAGGTTTTCTCTCGGACAATAGAGTTGAATTTCATGTCCGCGAGCGCAAAAAAAAACTAATTTTGGCCGTATGGGCTGAGAGTCGGGGGTTGAGGTGCGATGCCTGTACGGATCAGATGAAGGAGATAAGGGGATGCACGGAGGAGGTCGCGGAATATACGCTTTTGGACGGAATAAGCATCAGGCGCTGTCCGTTGCGCGAGATAACGGGAGAGACTGCGGCCTATCTCCAAGCCTTCCAGTTCTATCGGCGCGGCATATTTCCGGAGGCTGGCGGATGGCTAGAACAAGGGATGAAGGCCTTTGAGGCCTTTGACCTTCTCGACTACTGGGTCGGAGAACTGATGGAGAAGGAACAGACGAGGGAGAAATGGCGGAGCAACAGCTAAACATACTTCTTATCCTGCGCGATCAGTTATCGTCGCAGATGAAGAATGCGACGAGTGCTGTCGCGAATTTTAACCAGTCCTGCATCCATCTCGGGCGCCAGCTCCAGCAGGTTGGCAGGAACATGTCGTTTGTTGGGGCAGGTGCAATAGCGCCATTCATGCTGGCGCTGAATAATGTCAAATCGTCTTCATTTGCAGTAGCGGGCGCGATGGAGACAACGGCGGTGCAAATCGAAAGGTTCAATAGCATCGTTGCGCAGGCGGCACTTCCTGTTGTAGAGCAATTTAATGGGGTACTGTCCTTGCTTGCTGACGCATTGGAAAACGTAAATCCGCAGTTGCGCGAGAACGTGACACGTTTCACGATGCTTTCCGGCGGGATACTTTTGTCAGCGGGTGCGATGACGATCTTTACCGGTGCAATTGTGAAACTTGCACCGGCTATTACCGCGATAAGCGTGGCGATGCTTGCGGTAGTTGATACGGGTAACTCATTGACAAATTCTCTCAAAGGGGGTGTGGCAGGTCTTGGTGGGTTTTTAGCGCAATTTGCGGATGATACAAAAAGAGTGAAAGCCATCCAAGATTTTAAGAACTCTCTTAAAGGAGGGGTGGCAGGTCTGGGCGGGTTTTTAGCGCAATTTGCGGATGATACAAAAAGAGTGAAAGCCATCCAAGATTTCAAAGACTCGCTCCAAAATCTCAAGGACATGATTGCAAACATCGGGAAAATAGATCCGAAAGAAATCATGTCCCAATTCGGCGAAACAATTGATTTTGTCAATAAGTTAATGTCGGGAGATCTGCCGAAATCGGTTGCGAAAGCCGAATCTGCTATGAAGACTTTTGAAAAAGTCTCAATGGACACAGCAAAACAGGTCGCGCAGGCCTTCAAGACTTCGCTCGGAGATACGCTCTTTCAGGCGATAACTGGCAAGATTCACGGCCTCCGGAGTGCGATAGCGGCCTTTGGAGAGGATTTGATGAGGATTGCGGCTCAAGCGATAGCGGTCTTCGCCCTCAGGGCATCGCTTAACGCGGCGGTACCGGGGCTGGGTTCGCTTCTCTTTTTTCATTCCGGCGGCATGGTCTATCCGCGCAAGGCGCACGGCGGCCTTGCTCCGGATGAGGTTCCGATCATCGCGCAGACGGGAGAGGGCGTCCTTTCGAGGCGCGGAATGTCGGCGCTGGGCGGTTCCGATCGCCTCCGGCGCCTGAATCGCGGCGAGGGCATGGGCGGGGATGGCGGAACGACGATCAGCCCGATCGTTGTCGTTCAGGCATGGGATACGTCGGACATCATGCGGAACCGGAAGACGCTGGAGGCGATAATCGCGAACTCAATCGCGCGAAACGGAGAGGTCAGAAAGGCGATGAAACTCTATGGCTAGCGATTTTACGACATCACCGGATTACGTCTTTGACGAGAGTATCCAAAACCGGACGCTTGTCTCAGAGTTCGAGAACGGGACGGAACAGAGACGGAACGTCTGGAACGCTCCTCGCAGGAAATGGCGCCTTGTCTTTAGGAACCGCTCCACTTCTGATTTCGAGACGGTTCGGGATTTCTACATCGCGCAAAAGGGCGCCTATGATTCCTTCACTTGGACAAATCCGAACGATAACGTCGAATATACGGTTCGATTCGTGGAGGACACGCTCCAGTTCTCGAGAAGTGCTTACGGAATCTATTCGTTCGATTTTGAAATCGTTGAGGTGAAATAAGGACTCCGGCACATGATAACTCAGGACTCTGATTTTAAGACCGAGAAGAACGCGGCTGAGAATAAACCGATCTACCTCTATACGATTGAGGACTATGACGGAGCCAGCAATGACTTGACGTTTGCCGAATATGACTCGGACGTAACCTATGACGGTATAACGTATTACAAGTTCCCGATAAAGCACGAACCAATCTCTGAGAACTCCGAGGGACAGGTCGATGCGCTTCGCGTCAGCGTTGCGAACGTAAACCGTGCGATTCAGGCTTACCTCGAGGCCTATGATCTTCGCGGGAAAAAAGTGACGATAAGGATTGTCTGGGCGAATAAATTGGACGATGCGGATGCCCATGTCGATTTCATCCTCTACATTGATACGTATTCGGCAACGGAGACGGTCGTCGAATTCACTCTGACGAGCAAGATGGATTTGATGGACGTGACGCTCCCGTTTGGGAAATACAACCGGAATTATTGCAGATGGAAATTTAAGGGGACGGAATGCGGTTATTCGGGATCGGAGGCGTCTTGCGATAAGCGGAAGGCGACTTGCGAGACGCTCATGGATAATATCGCGCGCTTTGGAGCATTTCCAAGTGTTCCAACGAACAGGATATTCGTATGAACAAGAAGATTGATGAACGGGAGGTTATCGGAAAATACCTCGGAATTCCATACGTCAACCGAGGGCGATCGCTCACATCTGGCCTTGATTGCTGGGGGCTTATCATCCTCATCTATCGCGATCTCGGATTCGATCTCTTTGACCTCGAGGCCTATGAGGTCGACTGGGCTCGGCGCGGCGGGAATCATTTTATTGAGAATTACTGGCGGCAGTGGCGGAAAATCGAGAGGCCGGAGTTCCTTGACGGAGTCCTGTTCTTGGATCGTCGCGGGATAGCGAACCATGCCGGACTGATGCTCGATCAAGAGCGCTTCATCCATTGCTGTCGGGTCGGCGTTATCGTATCAAACCTTAATGATGGGAACTGGAAGATGAAACGGGAAGGATTTTACAGATTAAATGCTCGCGATTAAATTTATCCCCAACCTTTTGAGCGAGGAAGGCCGGACGACGGTATCTCTCGAATACTGCGCGGGCTGGCCTGTCAGGCGTTACCTCGAGACCTCCGGCCTTGAACATAAGGACTTGAGGATCGTCGTCACGGGAAAGCGCATAGAGGAAAAAGACCTTGACGCTCATATCCCGAAGAATGGCGATGAGATCCTCATACTCCCCGCGATTGAGGAGCCGATCTCAATCTCAATCATCACGTTCGCCGTCATTGGGGCTTTCCTTGACCCTGTCGCTTGGATCGGCTGGGGGCTTGTCATTGGGGCAATGATAGGAGCGGCGATTGGAATTGCGATAAATTCCGCGACGAATAAACCGAACGTCCCCAGCTACGGGAATGCAGGAGACCTCGGCGCGAGTTCTTCCCTCGAGCAAGGCTCCCCGACCTATGGATGGGACGGTATTCAGACGACGATGACGGTCGGAACTCCGATCCCGATAGTTTACGGGGAGCATCGAGTCGGCGGGAACGTCATCAATCAATTCGTCAG